GTAGTGTATTAAAGTAATTTTCAGTAAATACATTAGAAAACTTATCAGTTAAAACTAATAATTTATTATATAAACTAGGAGTATTTTTTACATCAGGATGAAAGTTATCAGCTTGATTTAATAAAGTATCATGAATAATTTGGAATTTAGTTGTATTAAGTTTGTTTGGAAATGTACCAGTTTCATCAAGTATAGCTGTTAAAGCTAATTGACTACCTGCTTGAGGATTAGCTTGATTAACATTATCAAGAGGACTACCATCAGGTATACTTTGAGTACGATCTTGATCTACTAATTTAATTGGTTTTCTTAAAGAAGGTTTTACACTATCAGCATCAAGTACTTCTACTAATGTTTGTTTATTATGATGTTGTAAAGTATTACCTTTTTTCTTTTTAAATTTAAATAAAGGTAAACCTATTAAAGCTGTTTCAGTAATAAGCATACCTTGATCTTTATTAACAAATATACCTTTTTCTGCACCTAAATTAGCAATTGCTTCAATACCTTCACTTAATTTCATTTCAAGACCACGAGTCAAACTATTTCTAAACTCATCACCAAAGCCCATTTTATCTGCATATTGCTCTAGTGTAGCAAACTTAGCAGCTTTAATAACAGGATTGTCAGTTTCTTTTAGTATTGAATCAGCTCTCTCAGCTAAAGTTTCCCAGTCTACTTCACCATTCTCTAATTTATCTTTAGTAGCCAATGCCCAACGAGCTCCTAAGTTACCCATCATATCAAATACTTGAGTAAAGAAGTTTACAAAAGCTGTAGTTTCTCCTGAAGTTTGTTTACCCCATTGTTTCCAATCAATAGTACCATCTTTAGTTTTAGGTATAGTAGGACCAAATATATTTTCAACTTCACCACTGCCATTAATATAGTCCATCATACTATTAAAAGCAGGTCCTTCTTCTTGTGAATCTCGTATGTCATTTTTAAGAGATTTAGAATCAGAAATAAGACTTAAATGTTCATCTTGTAAACTATCAGATATATCTGTATCACCACCAGGTAATGTAGAAATTTGTTCTACAAAAGTATCTTCTTCATCAGAAGGTTCAAATATACCTTTATAGTAATTTCCAATTAATTGTCGTTTAGTTAAGTCATCATATTGAGGATCGTCTATAATTTCAGCTACATTCTTTTTATAGTTATTATATTCACGATCTTCATTTTCAGCTTTTTTAGTTTCAAATGTTTCTGTATCTCCATTCTTTATATTTTCAGACATTTCAAATATATCTTGAAAATCTGCATTACCATCTAAACCTATAGTATAAATAGCTTGTTCATTAGCCGTAGCTTCATTAGGAATAGCTTTTTTTACTTCAGGTTGAGGTACTATAAAATCATTAGATAAATTAAGTCCCATTTATTATCCTATATCAAATGTGTCAAAATAGTCTGATGGTAAGCTTCGTTTAGTATCAGCTTTTGCTACTTTAAATGGATTACCTACTCCAAAGTCACGAGCTACATTAAAACCTAAAGTTGATAAGTTTTGATAGCCTTGCATTTGCATACCAGTAGTAGCTACTTGAGAAGCATAACTTCCTATTTGTTGAGTAGTTTGACTCATATCTCTACCTGCCATTTCAGTACCAGTTAACTGGGATTGTTGTAGTTGTTCTTGAGTAAGTAGTGAACCAGTTGCTCCACTAGCTACAGAAGTACCAGGAAATGCTACTCCACTTTGTGCTAAATTAGCAATAATATTAGAGCGTTTAAGATACGACTCACGAGTTAACTGTCTTCGTTGTTTTTGTATATTAGCTTCAGCTACTTTTTGTTTCTTTTCTTCAAGAATACGAGCCTGTTCTGCACGTCTTTCTTCTGCTCGTTCTTGTTTTTTACCTAATCGTCTTTGTTGCAACATAGAATAGGCAGAAGCAACATAACCTATAGGTCCTAAATAATCACCTATACCTATCTCTTTAGCAAAATTAGCAGCTGTTGATACAACCTTTGTTACTGCTTTAACAGCACCATCATGAGGTTTTATACGTCCTTTTTTAACGTCCTCTCGAAAAGCACGATTATCAAGATCGCCATGTGCATCACAAGCATACATTAATCCTGCTCTACTCATTATAATTCTCCTTTAATTAAATACATATATTTACCATTTTCTATTTCTGCTAATTCACCAGTAGGATAAGCACCAAATAAAGTATTAAATTTAATAGCTTTAGGATTATCAGCTAATCCCCATATTTCTGTAATACCTCGTTCTTTTAATTTCTTTTTAATAACTTCACCTATTTTTTTATATCGTTTATATGTTGATAGTGACCATTCTTTACATTCAATATGAATTATATACTTTTGTAAATAAGGTTCATAACTAATACCAACATAGCCATTACCTTCTTCTTCATATAATATTACTTTATTGCTATGGTCTATCAAGAGTTATAGCAGGTGTTGCCCATCCTAATAAAACCATATCTTTACCTTCTTCTGATTCTATCTTTAAACTCAAGGTTTTACCTGATCCTCGTATTTTATTCTTTGTTACAATGACACTATCACCATAGTCAAATAGATCTCCTGCTCCACTTGGTATATAATTTCTTAATAATCTGTAAGCTTGGAATTGTGTACCCCATTTACCACTATTAGCACTATTTGCCCAATTCCATTGTGATTGTACTAAACAAGATGATTGTTTATTTAATACTAAATTATTACCATCTTGAGTATAACCATCTTCAGTACGATTAAAATAAAAGAAAATATAAGGTGTTTGTTTACGTCTCATTATATCGTTGTATAGTTCATAACCTGTAACTAAATAACTAGTATAATTAGCTCCATTACTATCTGCTGTATACCAATCTTTAAATTGTAAACTTGCAAATTTAGATACAGTAAACTGCGTTCCTTTAATAGTAAGATAACTAAATTGTGAACTTCTGTTTAAAGGAGTATCAATTGTAACAATTACTTCATCTGTTGATGTTACAATAACTTCATCAGTATTTACTAAAACATTAGTATCTTGTTCTGCTATTACATAACCAGGTATTTGTATATAATCTGCTATGTAAGGTGAATCTGTTTCTAATTCAGCAAATGTATTTGTATACCATGCTTGTAATGTTAAATCATATACTAACTCTTTATTGTATTTATTTATGTAGTTAGTAGTATTATAATTAGTGTCGTTATTATTATTATATAACCAACGAACTCTGTTTTCCTTTTCATCATAATATCCTTTACAATGATCTTTACCTAATTCAGGAATATCTAAATACAATGATTGTATAGTTGTTAATGATAAAGAAACTGCTTTAAATCGTCCTCCTGCAGCATCAGGTGTAAGCATATAAATACCTGCATTAGACCAATAAAAGAAAGCACCATTAACAAATACAACAGAGTCTGCATTAAGTACTCCATTATCTGATATTTTACCTAACTGAAATGATGTAGCATTAAAACCACCAGTATCACCATATAATTCCCATACACCATTTTCTGCAAAGATTAATAAAGAAGCTTGAGACGGCACAATTTTAATAATCTTACTACAGTCAGGAATTTGTACAGTGCCACCATCAGAAGCTACAACATCATTTAATGCTTGATCAGTAGGATCTGTTTCTTGATGGCATTTACCTAATTGATCGTCTGACGTTACTACTTGAGTAAAGAAAACATAACCTGAGTAGTTAGGTGATCTACCATCAGGATCAGTTACATTAGATACAACACCTGAATAAAAAAGTCGTTGAGCATAAGTAGCAACAGTAGTAAATGAACCTGTTTCTTGATCTGTATTTAAACTAGTTACATCTGTATTAGCTTCACGACTAGAGCCTCTATTAAACGCATCTATAACAATACGACCTTTAGCTATTTGAAAACGAGATGTAGCATTTCTTGCTAAAATAGCAGGATCAAACTTTTCATAAGCTCCACTAGATGGATTACTATTTTTACCTAATACCCAAGCATCAGCATTACTTGGATAAACATTACCAAAAGCTGATGAATTTGCACAATATTCTAAAGCATCAGTATATGTACCTGAATTAGTAACAATATTTTCAGACCAACCTTGATTACGACAATTATATTTATGATCATTAGATAATGTAGAAGGTCTTTCATCAACATCTAAACCATCATCAAGTCCCCATATATCACGAACTTTAATATCAATAGTAGATTGTGTAACTGTATCTGTAGTTGAATTATATATTAGTAATACAGGTAAACTTAAATCATCAGATACAATAATACATTTGTTGTTAATAACAGCAGTTTGTATCTTAGCGTTATTTAATCCTGTAAGTGTTAAAGCATTACCACTATTTAATAAATTAGCACTAGGATTAGCTGTAAGTAAATCTAAAAAGAATAATTTATTTGCAATTCTAATAATACCAATAGATACAGACGTAGAACCACCTGGGGTAGTCCATACATGAAAAGATTGTTTCCCTTCTTTTATACTATCTGCTGTTACACTAGAATTATTTAATTGATAAAGGTTTTCGTAGTCAACACCTAATCGTCTAGAACGAGAACCATTTCGATTAAGAACAAAATTGTCTTCATCAAGAGAAGCGTTTTCAGGAAACGTAAGAGGACTAGCTTCAGTAATTAAACCTTTTGTAAAAGATCTAAAAGCTTTTTCAATAGCTCTAGCCACTTAGTCTTCCTTGTCTAAACCAAGTGTTTCTTTTACTTTTTTAGCTTGTTTCTTTTGTTGAGCTGTTAATAAATAACTACGAGCAGCAACATCAGCTATACGTTCTGATGTAAAATGACCACCTAGTTGTTGAGGTAGTTCACCACCACTTCCAAATTGAAACTTAAGATGAGCAGTAGTAGGACAAATAAATAGTTGTAATTCTTTGCCACCTTCTGTTTCATATGTTTTTATAACTTTCATTTTATGTCCTTATTAATTTCTTTGCACGTTCTTCATTATCTTTACGTAATTCTTTAGTGCGTTTTTTAGAGTCTTCTACTTTATCTTTCATAGATTCATGAGTATAATTACCTTCATCATCTACATTATATTTATTTACAAACTCATCTATGTTTTTATAATGAGGTAAATCTTTTCTTTCTTTTTTAGCATCACCCATTTTAATAACCTTGTTTTTTAGGTTTTTTCATTTTCTTCATTGGTTTCTTTTTTGGCATAGGTTTTTTCATAGTTTTCATAGTTTTTTTACCTTTCTTAGTTGATTTACCATATTGTTCTTTATGAACAAATGCTTGAGTGTTGCTCGTTAATTGTGTCATTAGTAGTTAGGTTTTCCTTTCATATTAGGTTTACGACCATAATTACCAAATGTAATTCCATTTTTAATTCTCCAAGCCTCTTGACTCATTCTACGTTTTTGAGATATAGATGCTTGTTCAGCTTTTGGATTAGGCATTTGTTTAAGTGTTAAAAAACAATTTGATTTAGCTTCTGCTAATAAATATGTAAACATTTGTACAGGTAAATCAGGTGTAAATGAGTCTGATAGTGTAAAAGCTACACTTCTTTTACCTTGTGCTTTAGTTTTAGTAGCTACTAATGTAGAATCTACAATACTATCATAAGCATCAAATACTAAAGTTTCATCATCAAAAGATGTAAAATAATTAGGACCTTGGTCATTATAAATATTTAAAGTAATGCCAGTAAGATCAGTAACAACAGTTACATCAGATGCAGAACTATCTCTTTGATCTACAATATAAATAAAATCTTCTGGAGTTTTATACATAATTTCTTTATATTTATCTTTAGTATCTGTAGATTTACGACAGTTATATTTAATAAATTTAAGATCTATAATATCTTCAGGTAATGTCATATGAGTAGGTCTACTTGTATTTCCTGAAGCTTGTAATTGAAATAGTTCATATAAAAATGGCATATCTCTACCATCTATAATATTATAGTAAGTTGATTTAATAATTTGAGCTACTTGAGTGGCTTCTTGAGAATCACTAATACTATTAATTTCATCAGAATCCATATCTGACATAATATCTTGTACCATTTCAAGTAGTGTCATTTTAGCCATAATTTATTCCTAGTCTAAGAAAAGAGCTACTAACCCTGCTTCAGTTGGAGTAATATTTTCTCCTGAAGAAGTACCATCTCCTCCTACATGGATAGATAATAATTGCCCTGCAGTAGCATCTACTGTACCTGTAGATGATAATGTTAATTTATCAGCACCATTAGTAGGTTTAGATACAGAACTTGTTCTAGAGCTTGTTGTTCCATCTAAAGCAAATTTAAAGTTATAGTCTGAACCTTGAGCAATAGCTGTAGTTGTAAAGTTAATCCAAAAGGTAATTAAGTAATGTCCTGCTTGATTAAGAGTTATTGTACCATTACCTGCAGTAACTGTAAGAATATCTTCATTACCTGAGGCAGTCCATTCACCACTTGGATTAAGAATAGAATAAGCAGATGCACCTGCTAATGTATGGGTAGTTGCTCCACTTGAAATATAAATTTCAGCATGAGGTTTTGCAGGAGGATATTCCCATGTACCTGAGCCTGATCCATTAGAAATATATACTTTACCACTTGTAGCAGCAGCCACACCTTTAGGTTCGTGTATATCAGGATCTGTGATAGTATTATGTTGTATTGTCATTAATATATATTCCTAAAAGATTAGGAGGGGTCCGAAGACCCCAAACCTAATTAGTCTTTGTCGTATACGTATTCAACTACGACACGAGCTTTACCTGCAGTAAGATCATCAACTGATCCTGCTACTACAAGTTCACCTGCATTAGCACCTACAGTTTTACCAACTAAAGCACCTGCACCATCAACAACGTTGCCTTCTGTTCCAATAGCTGTCTGAGTAGCCTCAGTACCATCGAATAAGCCATCATTGTCAATTTCTGTGCCATCAGCTTGTTGTAAGCCTACTAAAAGATCTGTTGTGCCTGATGTTGAAGTCCAAGCTTGATCAACATACATAACAGCAGATTTAATAATAGCACCTGCAGGAAACACATGACCTAAGCCATCTGTTGCTGCATCAGGAAGATCATCATAAGAGAAATCATACTGAGCTCTTTTAACGATACCAGTGCCTTTAGAAGCAGCACCATACTTGCCGTTTGTCTCTCTAACACCATAGTGTTGAGAAACACCTCTTTTTGCATCAACTTCGATACCCATAGTATTTCTCCTTAATATGTTGCTTCGTCAGTTAAAATTACACCCAATGTGTCAACACGTTGAGCACCAAAACCAAAGCGAGAAGTAACTTGATACTTGTCAGCTCTCTCTTCGTTGTCTCTCCATCCTTCTGTTTTAGGAGCTCTTCTCCATGCGTGCATAATTGGTTTGCATGAATCATCAGCAACACACATAAAGATGTTAGCTTTATCACCAACTTCAGCAGTGTCGTTAGCCAAGCCATAGCCTGAACCATCGATAGCTTCTGTAGCTGTTAGTGATGGTAAGAAGTTAGAAGTGTAGATATCGAAACCAAAGATGTTCTTAACGAACTTATGATCACGAGCAAAACCTTCTGTTACAATACCTTCAAACATTGGGTTGTTAGATACGTTTACTAAGTTTTGTAAGCTATTTAATGTAGCTTCCACAACTGGGTCAACGATTGCGATACGACCACCTGCAGGAACATTAGCTTTATCAAATGCTAATTTCATAGCGATAAAGTCATCTAATGTCATGTTACGAGTAGCTGCACCAGAACCACCTGCTACCCATCTGTGTGGACGACCATTAACTACGTTAGCGTTAGCAGCAGTGTGAGCACTGTTAGCAGCAGCTAAGTATTTAGTTTCATGGTTTTCACCTAGTGCCCGTGTAGATTCCATAGCTCTCATAGACATTAATGTGTCTACTTGTGAACCATCTTCACGTAAGTCGTCAGATACTTTCCAAGCATCACCAACATAGTCAGTAATAGCAAGTGTTAAGTTACCTGTGTCGATTGGTGAAAAGTTAAGAGGTGTATCTTCAGCAGCATCTTGAAGTGTTACAGTACCTACTGTTTTTATGTTAAGAGTTGTACCTGAACCAAAGTCTGTTACGTCTCTCCACATACCTTCAGGAAGTAGATAGTCATGTAAGTTTTCAAGGATGAACTGAGAATACTGTTGCGATTCAATGAACGCAGTTGTATTACTTGTTAATTGTGCCATTTAAGACTCCTTGTTAATTATTTAATTGACGTTTTACTTTTTCACCTGCAGCTTTCCAAGCAGTTAACATATCTTTAGTAGAAGCACCTTTAGGTACTCTAGCAGATAGTTCATCTGTACTTTGTTTGCTTAAAGTTTCTGTATTAACAGTACTTTGTGGTTTTGCAACGGATGTTGGCTTGTTATCAAAACCTGCTAACTTAAGTACAACATTTGGAGATGTTGCAGATAAAGTATGTAATTGATCTAATGTCATACCTGCTTCTTTTGCTAAAGTATTATAAACAGACTCTGCTTGACTACCATACTTCTCAGTAAACTTGTCAGCTACTGATTTAGCATTAGTTTGTGCTTTAGTCTGTTGTTCTCTTTGAGCAATCGTTGCATTGACTAGATCCATGATTCTATCTTGGTTTATTTCACCTTGAGAGGTGGTAGCCTCTTGTGGTTGAATACCAGACTTTATTTCATCCAGTAACTCTTCTGTAGTTTTACGTTTAGATAGTTCCTCTTTCAAGTGAGCCATTTCAGTTTCTAACGTCTGAATATGCTCTTGAGCATGAGGTACAGATCTTAACGCATCTTCTGCAGATTTGTACTTTTTACCTTCGCCTACAAACTGTTGAGCTTCTGTCGGTATCTCAAAAGTCTTAGCTTGGGTATCTTGTTGCTGAGTCTCTTGGGTAGTTGACTCAACAGATTGTTCTTGTTGTTCTTGTGTTACTTGCTCTTCAGCCATTATTTTTCTCCTTGGTCAGGAATAAGATTATATAGTTTAGAAAAAGCTTTTTGAATACCTAATTGATAAGCTTGGTACTGAGCCCAAGCAGGTTTATCAAATGTTTCTTCATCAATTGCTTTTCTTTGAGCAAGTAGAATTTGCTCTTGACAGTAAGCTTTAAGCTCTTCAAATACTTGTTGTTTTGTTAAGCTTTTAGCTTTATCTGATTTTAAATCCATATATAATTATTCTAACATAATTCATTAAAAAAGTCAAGGTTTACATTAACCCTGCACCCTGTAAAACAGACTCATTTAAGTCGTCTTCTATAGGTTCTTGAGCCTGCATTTGAGCTTCTTGTTGAGCAGACATAGCTAACTTTTGTGATTCAGCATTTTCAAAGATAGCTGCGTTGTCTTTAATAAACTCGTAAGCTTCAAAACCCATATACTCTTCCACCATCTTAGCTAGTTGTTTAGCTGAGATATGTGGTGAAATCATTTGTCCAATAGGACTATTAAACAATCCTATGATATTCTGTACTAATTGTGCTCTAGCAGCATAGTGTCTAGCACCAATAGGACGTAGTTTACCTTTAGCTGTAATATCTTCTTTAGTAATAGATATAAAGTCAGCTACACCTAAATCATTATCCATAACTTTAGCAATCTCTGCTACATCTAAGTTACGTCTAGCTGTTTCAAGCATTGTATTTAAAATAGGTTCAATAAACTCTATTTCAAACTTATTAACTTTGTTTTGGAAGATACGACCTGCAGCATTTTGTAATTGTTGTACTTCAAATGCTGTTTTCTCACCAGGACTACGGATACCCATAGCTTCTCTAGGAGCACCTGCCATTTCTTCCATTAGTTGTAATAACATACCAATTTCATTATTAACTTGGAAAGCAGCAGGATTAGGTGGCATCATATCTACATCACCATCTTCAGGAATATGAATTGTTGATTCAGGACCCCATTCAAATGGTTCTACGTCACCTTTAATTCTAATTGGTGGATGTATAGTTAAATCTAGTGCATCTGCTTTTAAGTTTTCTAAATGATCTACTCGATATTGCATACCTACTAAATTATCTAGTGGACCCATCGCATATAAATTGTCAGGACGATCTCTCCATCCAACATGATGTTTATTGTCTTTACCTAAATAAGATGGATTCTCTACATTACGTAATACATAACTACGATCTACAATAGTAATAATTCTGTTTTCTAGTAGTTCATCATCATGTTCACTATAAATAGTTCCTTCAAATTCTAGTATTTCTACTAATCCTGATTGATAGTATTCTTGTAAAGAACCAAAACCATCAATATGATAGGCTTCTGCTTTGTTAATATCCTCTAGTCTAAACTGACTAATGTTACGTCTTACATCCATAGACTTATTAAAAGAGTCTACGTTATATTGTAAGTCAGGTCGTTTATTAATGTCTAACTTAAGTTCGCCAACTGTTTTAACATATCTTGTAAATTTAGGAGTATCTTTAAACGCTTTAGCAGTAGGATTAAAAATAATATCAAATGGTGATATTCTTTCTAATTTAGGACCATTGTATGTTACTACGTCTTCTTTTGTAACAGGATCAACGTGTTTTTCTGTAACATAATTAACTTCAGCAAAAGCATTACCATAATCAATATAGTCATAAACTAATTGTGCAACTGTTTCTCTAAAACCTGATTCTTTTAATTTAGTTTTAAGATAAGCTTCAATAGCTTTACGTTTTGATTTAACTGAATCGTCTAGGGAAGCTCCTTCCCATTTCATCCAATTATCATTTGGAAACAACGCATCCATATAGTTAGCATGAAGGTTGTCTCGTATTTGAGTAAGTTTAGGCAGAGTAGTTTTATTCTTCCAAGGAAGTTTAGAATTTGTTGTTTTAGTTGTATCTGTTGCAAATAAATAATTCCTTAATTCTCTCCACTCTTCTTCTTTGTCTTGTCTTTGAATCCACCAATTGTTATAGAGATGTCCTAGTTGTCTTGCTAAGTTTTCTCTAGCTAACATTTGTTTTATTTCTGCTACTTTTCCTGCCATAATAGTTTCCTTAGTAAGTTACTCCACCAAAACGAGAGTGTGTTTGTATTCGATTAGCCATACTAATTACATTACTTCTACCTTTTGGTACAATAGATATTGCTATTGCATTAGCTAAAGCATCTTTAATATCATCATGAGGTGGATGCCTTTGTGTTAATTCTTCTTCTAGAGGTTGACAATTACCTCCTTTATAATGCCATATTTGTTGGTTATCATATTTAGGTTCTAAAATAGCACTAATACGTTGACGTTTATCTCCCATATGTCTAGTAGGTCTATATTCATCAATAGCCAGTGGTATACCATTAGGTCGTAAATAACTATCTTTTAACTCTTTAACAATAAGTTGTTGAGCTACAGTAATCTCTGCACGTAATTTTCTAAAACCCCATTTCTCCCAAGCTCGTAGTATGTGGTCATAGTAGTCAACAATTTTATCAGTTTTAAAACGATCTATATCTAAAACGTAGTAGTTAGCTTGGCTATCTACACCAATAACAACAAGAGCAGTGTAGTCAGCTTTTTTACGTAAACTAAAAGCAAAGTCAATAGCAGCATATACATTTAATCTACGATCTCTAATAACCCAGTCACCTTCTTTGTTTTGTAGTATAGCACGATCATAGTATTGAAAATCATCAGCACTTAAGTTAGCTGTTTCTTTACTGTTAGGATCATTATAGTATTGAGCATAAAATTGTGTTTGGTCTACATACTTAGCTCGAATACGTGCTAGTTCTTGTATATCAAATCCAAAGGCTTTACCATCTTTACGTTTTTGTTTAGCCCATAAAAACTCACCATCTGTTTCTACTACTCTTTGAAATAACTCGTATACAGGTTCTTCTGAAACCATCTCTCCATTATCATCATAGATAGATTCTTTCATATTTACCATAGTATCGTATATATCTCTGGGGTGATAACGAGTACCAACAACCCACTCAAAAGCACCAGGATTTTCAATGGAAGCCAATTGGCTATATGCTGACGATACTTTATCTCGTCCCTCTTCAGTATAAGCATTACCAGGCACAACAATATCATCAAGCACGACAACATCAGCGTGGAAACCAGTAGTATTTGAAGTAAGTCCAACTGCTTTAACACTAGCATCTCTTACCCCTTCCTCTTTTCTTCTAGGATGATCAACTGCTATTTCAGCAACTGCCCATCGTTCTCTTTTTCCTTCTTCAGGATGAATCATCTCAGACCAATAACGTCTATAAATAGGACTATCTATAATAT